GTAAAAAAAGTCAACCCCAAATGGGATTCGGAGAGCCTCCTTCTCACCGGTTAATGGAGATTCGTATTCAAATTTCAAATCTAAATCCGGCGTCATAGATGCCATATATTTTCTAAGAGATTTTGAATCACCTGCCAATAATCGGTTTGTAACAAAATTACTGATATATCCTAAATCTCTATTACCATCAACTTCAACTATAATTCGTCTATATCTAGCAGTAATTTCATTTCCTTGTTTCAAAGTTTTTTCACTAGCTTCAATATCTTTATTGATTGCCAATTCATCACCATGTGTAAGTAATTTAAATTTAATCTGAGCTTTAGAAACTGGCAAAATAAATTCGTATTCGTTTTTTCTATTTAATAAAGATTCATCTACTTCTTTGATTGAAATCTTAGATAAATCAACAATTGTATCAACGGGCTGACCTGTTTCAGCATCATTTACAACTACATTATATTCTGGACCAAATGCAAGTATTCTAGAAGTTACTAATATGGCATTTTTATCACCAATCAATAATTCATTTATATTAACGCCCGGCTCAACTACAACCGATTCTAATAATTTATCCAAATGAATACCCTTACGAATTAGATTAGCAGAAGTAAGAATATCTTCTTCTCTAGCTGTCATTAATTTGATTGTAATTTCTCCTTTAGATAGTGGAGATGATTCTGGGTAACATAACCCTTTCGATGGTAAACTAATAACTTCAGTTGGAAATGGGTAATTCTTTTGTGTTGTTTGGGAGCCCAATCCTCTTGTAACTTGTTGTTCTATTTTTTCTTCCATAATAACTTAATGTTTGTATATAAATATATATAAATAAAAAAAGGAGAACATTTCTGTCCTCCTTTTTTAAACTACCCAAAAAATATTATTGAGATTAGTTATCCCAAGACTCATATCCCCTCTCCACCAACAAAGGTATCACCTCCTCATACCTCTCCTCACTCACTACACCATGCCAAAAGGTATAATCCCAATTGGTTTTATGAGGGTCATTATGCCCGTTGAACTCCGCCATAGCGATTAAGAAATCAACATACTCAACTAAACTCATCGCAACAATTTCTTCGTTAGTCATAATTTTATATTTTAAAGTTTAATACCTTTTAATTGTTCAATTTCTTTTAATGCTTGGTAGATTCTCTCACTACCACTTTTACCAGAATCTTTGATTTTTCCGGATGATACCTTACTTCCGTTTATTTCGTATCCAATAATTGTTTGATACATCAAGTTTTCACAAATCCAAGAATCAAATTCGGAATCAAGTAGGATGGGGGTAATTTCGTTGTTCATATCTCTATCATTTATTACATAGTAAAGATAATACATTTTACAACAAAAGTCAAGCTTTTTATGGATTATTTTTGAAATTTAGAATCATTCTAAATTATAAGATGGGTGTAGCTTTGAATGGCATTTTAAACATAGAGTTTCACCACTAATATCATTGCTGACATGATAATCAATAACTTTATTCATTATATATCGTTTTTCATCAAAGGTATACTCACACTCTTTATCAACAAATTCTGAAAGTATTTCTGACATTGTTTCTTTATTATGATGTACTTCTAATTTCTTAGTACTTTCGCATTTGACACACTTAAATCCATCTCTAACTAAGATAGGATATATCCAATCCGTATATAATCGTTTATTAGCTCTTACTAAATTATTTATAGAAGATGTACCACCTTTCCAATTTGCTGATTCAATACCCCATTTAACTTTCATAGTACCATCTATCCATTGTTGTTTCATATGATTACTTCTACGAAACATTTCAGATGAATTTGATTGTATAGAATAACTTGATTTTACTCCGTATTGTTTAACTCTATCATCTTTTTCTTTTGTAAGTCCAATATTCCAAACATGTCTTTCTCCATTTTTAAATTGCTCTCTTCTTGTGTTGGCTGATTTTTCTATTGCCGAACTATTATGTCCCCAATTATTTTGAACTCTAGCTTTATGCCCTCTAATCCATTCTCTATAACCTTTTTGTAAAGTTATAAATGGAACATCTTCTCCGCATCCACACTTACATTTAGGTCGTTCTCCATTTAGAAAATATTCATCATAAATTTGTTGCGATGGTAATTTGTGTACTTTTGAACTATGAATACGGAGTGCATCCAGTGATTTTAGTTCTTTTTTACAATGTTTACATGTATGCATAAAAAAATTCCTTTATAAATAAATATAAAGGAATTTTTCAAACATTGAAATTTGACTATGAAATTTTAAATATACTTAATCAAAGTTTAGGGTTAATACTCCAAGATCGCGTAATCGTAGGTCAAAGTTAATTCTATTGATAATGGGTCATTTGAAGCCCAATCTAATTCACCAAAGTTTGCTGAAGAAATAAATGCTCCTTTAAGAGTCCATTGTTCAACTTTGTCACCCACTGGTCCTAACAAATAGAATGTAATATCTTTCTTATAGAAAGCTGCATATCCATCTCTACCTGTGATAGATTCATGTGAACTTCTTATCCACTCCATCACTTGTTGTGCACCTGATGGTACAATTGGGTCATATAAGGTAATACTTACATCATCCCATGTAGATTTTCCCTTAATTTTTCTTTTTATGTTAATATGGTCTAACTCAACCACTTCCGATGTGAAAGTTGGTCTTGCTGCTGTTTTAATTATATATGATTCTATACCATCGATTTCCATAATAAAGCGGTTACCCAACTTTGGTTCGAAGTTCGTATAAAACATTTTGTCAAACTCTAATACTTCTGGCATCTTTTTGTCTATTTAATTGTTTCTATTATAAATATCTAATTTCTAAATTATCCGTTAAAAGCTGCTCCAGTTGGTAAGATGTTGAAATCAATTTGAATGAATTCAGCTGTCTTAGTTGGTTGTAAGTAGATAGAACCTTTCATAATGTTTCTATCGATTACATCAGGAGTATTATTAGTATCATCCATTACAACACGGAATGCGTACAAACCTTGTCTTTGTTGGATTGATTCTAAATAAGGATTAACGATGTTTAAGAATCTATTTCTTGTTGTTGCTGTGTTTTGTTCGAACACTAAGTAACGAGAAGTAGAAGCGATATACTTTCTAACAGTCAATAATAATCTTCTTACATTGATTCTATCTAATGCAGATGGTTTATCTTGTAAAGTTTTTTGTCCGAATACTACAATACCTTGTCCAGGAAATTGTACGATTGGGTTTACTTTGTTTTCGTATAAAGAATCTTTCTCTGATTGAGTTAATCTATTTTGAACACTTACTGCTCCTAATAAACCACCTCTATTCAAACCTGCCGGTGCGAACCACTCAGCCGCAACTCTATCGTTAGCTGCAAATACACCTGGTAATAATACTGATGGTGGAACTGCAATTAATTTGTTTGTATTAACATCAACTGTCTTAACCCAAGGGTAGTAAGTTGCTGCCATATTTGAATCGATAGCTTGTGCTTGTGTGTTTGCTTGTGTAATTGAATCACTAAATGCGTTTGTATCCATAATATAGAAACAATCATTTCTTTGTTCAACCATATCCAAAACTGAAGTTGCTACTGAAGTGTGTAATCTTCTGATAACACCTGGAGTTACAACCATATTGATATCAAATTCATCTGCGTTTGATAATGCCGCAATTGCTCTACTATATGCTACTGAACCACTTGCTGTTGAAGTTGCTAAGTTGAAACCTTGTGAGTTACCTGCAATAATATCAGAACCTTTGTAGATTGGAGTTGCTGGATTCATACCATCAAAACCATTTTGGAATGCTACAACGAATTGTGCTGAAGTTGAACCTACTGATAATGTGCCACCATTTGTTGCATCTAATCCAAATGCGGAATTAGAACCTACACCTGCTCCTGTTGGAATTGGTTTTAAGTAGAATGAGTTATCGGTATTATTATCTAAATCGATACCACCATATTGAGTTGCTGATGCAGTTATCAATGTTGCTGATGGTATTTTTGCACTTACTAATGCTGATGCTGAAATAGGTAATGTGTAAGCTGCATGTGCGAAAGGTACTGCCTGAATAGGTGCTCCTTCGTTTAAGTTTGCAATTCTTACATATTTTGAGTTATTTACCCAATCACCTGCTTCAGAAATTTTACCAGTTGAATCAATTGATAATTTTCTATCTCCGATTACTCTTGCGATGTAGTTAGGAGAGTTAGGGTCTAAGTTTACATTAGAGAATGTTTCTAATACAATCTTCTTTTTGTTTGTATCATTAAATTGTCTTACAACTATTGTGAATGTACCATAATCAGTACCATTTACACTACCTGCTGATTTAATGTTTGTAATACCAATCTTAACTTTAGTATTTGCTGCGTTACCAACACCTAATGTTTCAAATTGGAATAATGGGAATCTTTCACCACTAATAGTTTGTGATTGAATCATTGGAGTTAATGCCTCTTGTGCATTAAATGCAAATGATTGATTTCCTAATACAGTTACTGATGCTGTAACATTTGAATCAAATGTCATTCCAGTATTTTTGAAGAAACCATATACATAAGGTTTTTTAGAACCAAATGGAGATGCTCCAAATACTGCTTCAATATCATTAACATCAGTCGAATCCAAAGATGCTGATAATAAACCTGTGTTTGACCCGGACATTAAGAATTTACCTGCTGAACCTACCGTTACAGTTGTTCCAGCGAAACCAGCGTTAGAAGCTGAAGTAGCATTGAATAGAATACCTAAAGATGCTGTTGTAGAACCTGAAGTTGCTGTTAACAATAAAGGAGCTGTTTCAACATAACCACCAACACCTGCAATTCTTGCAATTGTAGCAGTTCCTGCTTCTCTTAAATATGATTGTACTGCTAATGGAGTGTAGTATGTGTCATCTACATTACCAAAAAGAGTTTCGAATTCTGCTTGTGAATTTACAATAGTTGGTACAACCGGTCCTTCTTTGAATGGGCCTATGAAAGCCGCTCCGATTTCTGCTACACCTTGTTGTAAGAACGAAAGGTCATTTTCTCTAGTGAAAACACCTGGTGATACTATTTTTTCTGCCATTTTATTTCTTTATTAGTTTTTAAATTTCTACTATAAATATAAATTAAAAGTTCAAAACATTTAAATATGTAATGAACTTTTAACTAAAAAAATAAATTGGTAATACCTTAATGATTACTCGGTAGGAGCTTTAATCAATTTGAAGAAAACATCGTAGTTTGCTTCGGTTTCAATTGATGCTAATTCTGATAATTCAAATGGACGATATTCCAATTCTTTTACTTCATTCAAAAGAGTGTCGTACTCTTTGTTAAATTCTAA